TACGCCAAAATATTGCTCATTCTGGGCGGTGATCTTGCTCATGTGGATAATATCAACTCAACCACAGCAAAGGGCACACAGCTCGAAACAACCGACCTAGGCGAGACTGTGAACGAAATGGAACAATACTTCGAGACACTGATTGAAGCGATTATTAAGAATGCCAATGAGTGTGAGGTCATGTATGCGCCAGGTAACCACGACCCGTCAGTTGGATATATGTTTGCACGTCTATTGAAACGCGCCTACAGCAACCAGAAAAACATCACTTGGGATATATCACTGAAGCATTACAAAGGCACAATGTTAGGCCATAACTTCATTGGCGCTACTCATGGTGATAAAGGTAAGAACAACTACCTTGCGAAATTTTTAGACGAGTTTGGATTCATGCTTGGAACGGCACAGAACCGCGAATTATTTACTGGCCACATGCATAGCGAAATGTCTCGTGACCTTGGTGGGTTCATTCAACGGCAAGTTTCAACGAGGAAACCGACAGACCGCTGGACAGATGACTTGGGCGTTGTATCACATAAAACTTTTGAACTGGTTGAATATTCGGATCACAATACGACAGCAGTTTATTACGTTTAAGGGGTGATTATCATGAGCGACAAGGAAATCTGGAAAAATATTGTTGGATATGAGGGCTTGTATCAGGTGTCAAGCCTAGGCCGAGTGAAGAGCTTGGAACGCATAGACTCGAACGGGCACCCCGTAAAGGAAAGGGTACTCACCAGCTTTCCAAATAGAAGCGGGTACTGCAAGGTCAATTTATATCGGGACAGAAACATGGAAGTTAAATCAGTTCACCGCTTGGTGGCTGAGACGTTCATACCTAACCCAGACAATCTACCTCAGGTAAATCACAAGGACGAGAACAAGGCAAACAACGCGGTATCGAACCTTGAGTGGTGCTCAGCACTTTATAACAACTTGTACAATGGTCGCAACAAGCGCGTAGCGAAAGCGAACGAGCATCCAATCTATGTAGTGACCAACTCAGGACATCACTATTTTTTTGGTAGCGTAAAGAAAGCCTCGGAGCTTCTCGGACTAAACCATAGCCGTGTATCTAAGTGCCTTCGTGGAAAAGCTAAACATCACCACGGCTACACGTTCGAGTTGGCGGTGTAAGCTATGTCAGGTATGAAAAGAGTCAGCTACGGGTATGTCAGCCGCACAGAACAAGCGATTATTGAAGAGCTGTCGAGAGAAGAGAAACACATGAATGCAATCATTTACACAAGGCCGGGATGTCAAAAGTGTCGGCGCACAATATCCAAGCTAAAACAAGTCATGCCGGTGTCAACCATTACAGCCGATGAGCGCGATATTGAACGGTTCCGCAAGCTAAATTATCGTTCGTTCCCAGTCGTAACAATCTACAAAGCAGACGGCACACATGACCGCTGGTGCGACTTGCGGGTTGACAAGATCAAACAATACACGGAGGGAATTTAGCATGTGCAATTTCTTATTACTGCTTACACTAATATTCGTGATGGCCAAGCTATTCGGCTTGATCGCATGGAGTTGGCTGCTAGTATTCATGCCGCTAATAGTTATGATTGCTGTGGTGACATTGCTTATCGGATTGGCAATCGTCATCGGATTACATGAGAAGGGTAGACATGACTAACACATCGTATACGGGAGATGCCAATGCCAAGTAAGAAGCTCGCCTTTATAAATGGCAGACCCCAATTGGTTGATGCCAATGCTCGCGTTAGATCGGAGGCGGATAGGCAGTACAACCGTGTGCGGAATGAGCAGCAGTCGGACTACCTTAAGTTCTATCACAGTAATGAATGGAAGCAGCTACGTGATCAGATATTGATTAGAGACAACAGTTTATGCCAACGCTGTGGCTTGCAAGCCTCATTGGTTGATCATATTGTTCCAAGCGAAGATGACTGGGAAGACCGCACGAACGCGGATAATCTGCAGGCTTTATGCAGGGACTGCCACTATTGGAAGACGAGACGTGAGACAACCAAGCGTAAGAAGGGACAGCATCGAGCCATGAAGATTACAGTAATCGTTGGCTATCCAGCAAGTGGCAAGTCAACGTACGTCAAGCGACATCAAGGACAGCATGACCTCGTCTATGATTACGACCATATCATGACGGCGTTAACAGGCCTGCCATTACATCAGGGCAATATAGACGCCAATGATTATGTGCAGCTAATCTATGAGCTGATACTGCGGAAGCTTAAAGCAGAGCAGTCCTTTGACCATGTGTGGTTAGTCATGACATATCCAGATGAGAAGCTAGACTCGTTGCTTGCTAGTCGAGATGTCGAACACATAATCATTGACACTGATCGTGACACATGCATGCAGAGACTATCCAAGCAAGGTCGAGATGTGAGTCAACTCATCAAAGCGATGAACAAACTTGACGAAATGAAATCAGAAAACAAATTTGCAAAATTCAAGAAAATAAAAAATTAAAAAACAAATTTTCGACAATTCATCGGGCGACTACACGGGCTGGAAACGGCTATACCCCCCTTCCATTTTTATCGGGGGTTACATTTCTTGGAACAGAAGAACGGTCGGCCTCTTTTTTGCACCCCAAATTGTAACGATTTTTAAGGCGGCAGGGGTAAACTCAGCCCATTTTATATAGATATTAGGAGGTGAAGTGGGAAATGGCTGGAAAATACAAAGTGTTGCAAATGTCTAAGGGTGATTTGACCAAAGAACGGCAAGAAGCCAAGCTACATGCGGAATTAATGGCCAAAGATGGCATTCCAAAACTTCAGGTAACACCGCCTAATCATCTTGACCCAGTCGCCAAGCAAGAATATAAACGAATCATTGAATCTTTGGGGACCTTACCACTTAGAAATCTCGATCGCGCCGAGTTGGAAAACTATTGTACATGGTATTCGGTTTACAAAAACACATCGGTCAACATGAAATTGGCTTTAAAGAATGGAGATCAAGATGAATATTATGCGTACATTAGCGCCTTGAATAAAGCCACAGCAAATATTAAAAGTCTAGCCAGTGATCTTGGCCTTAATGTCAACAGCCGGATGCAGATGAGCATGCCTAAGACCGAAGCACAGAAGAACGATTCAATCATTGATACTTTTGGCTAGACGCGATGGAGGTGATGCTGATTGTCAAAATTTAAGGATCCAATGCCTAATTTCATAAAACGTGTGCTAGACGGTCGTCTTATTACTTCTAAGGCAGTTAATCTCGCGGTGAAACGGCATCAAGAAGACTTGAAACGAACAGATTGGCGATGGCGATATGATCCAAATCTAGCGGGAAAAGCTGTTAAATTTATGGAGATTCTGCCAGAACCAAAAAGTGGGAAACCACAACCATTAGCACCGTTTCAAAAATTCATTATTGGCAGTATATATGGCTGGGTTGACAAAGATGATCCAAATATAAGGCGATTTACCGATGTGTTCATTTCGATGGCACGAAAAAACGGTAAGTCGCTTTTGATTTCTGGAGTCATTCTCTATGAATTTCTGTTCGGAAAGAATCCAGCCAACAAACGGCAATTATATACCGCTGCTAATGATCGCAAGCAGGCCGGCATTGTATTCGGAATGGTTAAAGACCGACTACGTGCGCTCATGCGGAAAGACCCTGGTATCAAACGAATGGTTAAGATTACGCGAGATGAACTTGTCAATTTAGACGACGGATCAACAATTCGTTCGTTCTCTCGTGATACAGGACTTGTCGATGGCTATGAACCCCATGTTGCGGTGGTTGACGAATATGCCAACGCTAAAACAACAGATATGATTGAAACCCTTGCCTCAGGGCAGGTGTTACTGCCTAGTTATCTGACGTTCATCATTTCAACGGCTGGATTCGACATGAACGTGCCGATGTTTCAACAAAATTATCCATATGCAAAAAAGGTGTTGTCCGGTGAAGAAACGGCAGAACGCTATTTTGCATTCATTGCTGAACAAGACAACGTACAAGAGGTTGATGACCCCAATTCTTGGATTAAATCGAATCCGCTACTTGACGTTGATATTGTGCATGATCAGATCACCGACTATTTGACCACAAAGCTATCTCAAGCACGTGCTGATGGCAGTTTAAATGCAAAACTGGTCAAGAATTTCAACATTTGGCGGCAAGCGACTGAAGATAGTTATTTAGACTTCGATGCTTGGAAGGATGCTGAATTGAGTGAAAAGCCTGATATTCGCGGCAAAAGAGCTTGGATTGGTATTGATGTTGGTCGTACAAGCGACCTTTTTGCCATTACTTGGTTAATCCCGCAAGAAGGCTGGTGGTGGCTCGATGGTTATGCATTTGTCGCTTCTAAAGGCGGAATTGATAACAAAATCAAGACGGATCGGATTGACTACTTGGCTGCTGAACAACACGGCGAAGGAGAGATCAGCAGCTTAGAGTCAGGTATCATCGACAACGATCGGGTATATGAATGGCTCGAAGACTTCATTGAACGTAATGACTTAGATGTTCAAGGTATCATGTACGACCCTTATCAATTTGGACCAATGCTAACGGCAATTGAGAAGAATCATCCTGAGTGGCCGATGGTACAGGTGCGACAAGGAACGCTGACACTGTCAATGCCAACTAAGCAGTTCCGCGATGATGTTATAGGCGGTCGCATAAAGCATTCAGATAATCGCATTATGCAGGCCGCCGCAATGAACGCGGTTCTAATGTCTGACAACAACGGCGTCCGTATTAATAAGAATAAGTATGCTAACAAAATAGACATGATTGATGCCACGCTTGATGCTTATGCCATCGCGTTCAAGGAAGACTTGGACAACTACTTGGACGATGAGCGTGTCTTCAGCGATGATTTTGGCTTCTAGGAGGTGAGAACGTGAATGGAAAACTAGCTAACTTTTTTAGAATTCTTGGCGCAAATATGGCTGGAATTGCCACTGTTTTAGGCTTCATTTTAGCTGGATATGGGGCTTTTTTGATCAATAGGCCTACTGGATTCATGGTTTGCGGCGGCTTGTTGTTTGTTCTCGCCTTTATTCTGTTGCTTCCTGATAACGAAGGGAGGTGAGATGAATGAAGCTATTTCGAGGATTGGCAACCGAAGTGGACCCTCACTGGGCAGATCATTTGCTTGATTCAGGGGTGATTCCGTCATTCCGTGGGGCTTATCTTGGTATTTCAGCGTTACGCAACTCTGATGTGCTAACAGCAGTATCAATTGTCGCTGGTGACGTCAGCCGGTTCCCGTTAGTGATTACTGACAGCTCAACCGATGAAGTGATAGACTTGTCTGACATTGATTATCTGATGAACACAAAGGTTAACAAACGTTTATCAGCATATCAGTGGAAATTTTCCATGATGGTCAATGCAATTTTGACTGGCAATGCTTATTCGCGGATTGTGCGCGATCCGATAACCAACGAACCAGCTATGTTTGAGTTCTATGCCCCATCACAGACGCAGGTGGACACAAGCGATCCCGAGAATCTTGTCTATCGATTCACACCATACAACGCAAGTGTTCAAAAAGTTTGCAGTTTTGAGGATGTTATTCATTGGAAGTTCTTTTCATATGACACCATCATGGGCCGCTCGCCGCTACTTTCCTTAGGTGATGAGATTGGACTTCAAGAATCCGGTGTTTCCACGCTTCAAAAGTTCTTCAAGAGCGGATTGAAAGGCTCAATTATCAAAGCAAAGGAGAGTCGCCTATCTGCCGAAGCACGCCAGAAGATTCGTGAAGATTTTGAAAGGGCACAGGCAGGCGCTGATGCAGGTTCACCAATTGTGGTTGATGCAACGATGGATTATCAGCCGTTGGAGGTCGATACCAATGTCCTAAACTTAATTAACAGCAACAATTACTCGACCGCGCAGATTGCGAAAGCATTACGTGTGCCAGCATATCGGTTGGCGCAGAACAGCCCGAACCAGTCAGTGAAGCAGTTGGCTGATGACTACATTCGCAATGATCTGCCGTTTTATTTTGAGCCGATTACAAGTGAGTTTGAACTAAAGCTGCTTGATGACACGCAACGGCACCAATATTGCATAGGATTCGACACAAAATCAGTAAACGGATTGCCGATTGCTGACGTAAATACAGCAGTTAATGGCGGACTGTGGACTGGAAACGAGGGACGTGCGGAGCTTGGAAAGAAACCGTTAAAAGACCCGAACATGGATCGTATTCAGTCGACACTTAACACAGTGTTCCTTGATCAAAAGGAAGCATATCAAGCTGAACACGCATCGCAATTGAAGGGAGGTGATGCTAATGACAAAGGAGCTGCGAATGACAGCGACACCCATGCAAATTCGTGATGGGGATGAGAAACATCCAACTGTCATCGAAGGTTATGCGCTTAAATTTGACCGGAAATCTGAAATCATGGGCGGCGGTGAATTTAGTTTTCGTGAGCACATCGACCGCCATGCGCTCGACAATGCTGATATGAGCAATGTCGTGGCGCTATTTAACCATGATCAAAACCAAGTGTTAGGCCGCACTGGCGTTAATTTGGAACTGACCATTGATGACACTGGACTTAAGTACACTCTGACGCCACCAGATACACAACTCGGTCGTGACTTACTCGAAAACGTCCGGCAAGGGATTATCAGTCAGTCAAGCTTTGCATTTACGATTGCGCCAGACAAAGACGCGCAAAAGTGGCAAAAGTCAAGCGAACGAGGGGTTAAATACGAGCGCACGATCAACAACATTGATCATCTGTTTGATGTTTCGCCGGTGACAACACCTGCTTATCCAGACACTGAGGTAAAGGTCGGAGCACGATCGTTGGAACAGATAAAAGCGCTAGATCAGCCGCCAGAATGGGAACTTAAGCGGCGCAAGATGCTTTATCAACTGGATAAAGAGGAATTGCTCAAGGGCATCGAATAATCGGTGCCTATTTTTATACAAAAAATAAGGAGGGTCACTAGATGACTTTAGATGAAAAATTGGCCGCTGTTAAAAAGCAGCTTGATGAAAAGCGTTCAGCGTTGCCAGCTATGAAGACAGAACTTCGTTCTTTACTTGAAGGTGAAGATTCCGAGGAAAACCTGAAGAAGGCAGAAGGCGTTCGTGCCAAATATGATAAGGCAGATAAAGAGATCAAAGATCTTGAAGAAAAGCGTGACTTATATGAGGCTGCGTTGAAAGGCAATGAACAGCCAAGCGACAAGAAGAAACGGCAACCTGAACAGCAGAATTATCGCACCGCTATGAATGCCTATCTTCACAGCCGTGGCCGTAACACAGAAGGCATTGATTTTGAAAAGACAGACGTTGGTACCTTTGCGGTTTTGCGTGCTGATCCTACTGATGCCAGTGATGCAGTTAACGCTGGGGTTAAGTCTGTTGACGCGAAGGAGACAATTCCTGATACCATCGTCAATACGCCACAGCGTGAATTGCAGACAGTGGTCGACCTGAAACCATTCACTAATGTCTTCCAAGCCTCCACTCAAAAGGGAACTTATCCAACGGTTGCAAATGCCACTACCAAGATGGCAACCGTTGCTGAACTGGAAAAGAACCCGGCAATGGCTAAGCCTGATTTCAAGCCTGTCAACTGGTCAGTAGACACCTACCGGCAAGCGTTGCCAATTTCACAGGAATCTATTGACGACTCCGCAATTGATTTGGTTGGGTTGATTGCCCAGAACGCACAACAAATTAAGGTCAACACGACTAACAGTGCCGTTGCAACTCTGCTGAAGGGATTCACTCCAAAGAGCATTACCTCCGTTGATGATTTGAAGCACATCAACAATGTGGACTTAGATCCGGCATATTCACGTGTCATCATCGCGTCCCAGAGCTTTTACAACTTCTTGGATACGGTGAAGGACGGTAATGGCCGTTACTTGTTGCAAGACAGTATCTTGACCCCGTCTGGCAAGAGCGTTCTTGGTATGCCGATTGTTGTTGTATCTGATGATACTTTGGGTGCAGCAGGCGAAGCACACGCCTTTTTGGGTGACATCAAGCGGGCGATTCTGTTTGCTAACCGCGCAGACTTCATGGTTCGCTGGGTTGACGATCAGATTTACGGACAATTCTTGCAAGCAGGAATGCGCTTTGGTGTATCTGTTGCTGACGAAAAAGCAGGGTACTTCCTCACATATACCCCAAAAGCGTAACGCCTGACGGAGTGACTTTGAGCCAGAAAACGTTCACGGGTGGTGTCGGTGCCACAAAAGATATCACGGTGACAGTCACTCCTGATGGCGCTCCTCAAGCAGTCGAAGCTGTGTCGAGCGATGAAAGCGTCGCTACGGTTGTTAAGAAGTCCGATGGTGTTTACACTATTACCAATCTGGCAGCGGGCACAGCGACAATCACATTTAGCACTAATGGCATCAGCTCAACACTTGCCGTTACTGTTAACGCCGGGTAGGTGATTACTCTTGGCAGATACTACGCTTGACAAAAGTCCACTGACTGATGAACAGTTTCAGGTTCTGAAAATGTACTTGAAAGTTGATCAGACAATCGAAGACCCAATGATTATGCAACTGGTGCATGACGCTTGTGGTGAAATCAGTTCGGCTATTAGTTTTGGATCAAATCCGGAACAATTTCTAAGCAATCCAGAAACTCGGGATCGTTTTTTCACAGCACTTATGAAGCAAGTGAAGGAAGACTATGACTACCGAGGTATGGGTGCTGAAGTCATGCGCTTTCCGTTGCAAACATCAACCACAAATATCATCAATCAGCTTCGCTCAGAATTGCCGGAAGAGGATGGTGATTCTGATGCGAACTAATCGAATGACTGAGAGAATTGCGTTCGTCAGCTATGAGTCAAAAAAGGTTAACGGAGTTCCGGTTGATGGTGTACTCGTTAAGCATATGACGGTTTGGGCGGAAGTTCCTAAGGTACCAATCAGAGAAGCAAATGATCCACAGACAAAGTTGGGCACTCGCAAAGACAGCCCGACTTTTTTAGTGCGATTTTTGACCGCAGAGGAAATCCAACCAACTTGGCGAATTCAGTGGCGTGGGAAGGAATATCAAATCACGGGTCTTGATCCTGATTACGAGAGGCGCGATCTGACAACGATTACGGCAAAGGTGGTGAGCTGATGGGCGTAAAAGTCACAGGGGATGCTGAACTGCTTGCCAATCTTAACAAACTCCAATTTGGAGTTGCAAAAGAGGCTCGAGCGGCTGTCCGGGATGGCGCGCAGAAGTTTGCCGACAAGCTAAAAAGTAATACGCCTGAGTGGGACGGCGAGACTGATATGAGCGGACATCTGAGAGATGACATCAAGCTTTCAAGTGTCCGTGAAACGAGCGGCGTAACAGAGGTAGACGTTGGATATGGTAAAAATACTGGCTGGCGTGCTCACTTTCCAAACTCGGGCACTTCAATGCAGGACCCGCAACATTTCATTGAGGAAACCCAAGAAGTCATGCGGCCAGTTGTTATTGCTACTTTTCTAAGTCACTTGAAGGAAGGCGGGATGTAATGGCACCCGAAAAACGTGTTTATGACATCCTGTCAGCCAATTTGGATATTGCTGACAAGGTGTATATAGGCACTCCAGACTTCAATAACCAGACTAGCGTAACTCCTGAAAGTTTAGCTCCATGGGTGAGAATCACTTCTTTGCCCGGTGATGCTGCTGATTACGCTGACGATTCTAGAATCCTAGAGTATCCGAAAGTACAAGTAGATTTTTGGGTAGACAAAACGGACTGGGATCAACAAGAAAAAATTGAGACACAGATATATCAAGCACTACATGCGGCTGGCTGGGAAAGGTATTATCGCAACTCCTACGTTGATGGTGATACCCCAGCCCTCCGTATGACAACAGGATACTTTCAGTTTCAAGGACTGCCGATTGGCTAGCCCTTTTTATTTTCCTAAAGGAGGATTTTAAATATGGCAGATACTGCTGTTACAACTAATAAGAAGTTAGCAAAATTTGGGGCTTCGGCCTTCGAATATGGGGTTGTCGGTGATGACGACTTTGTACCAAGCACACGAAAGATTCAAGGATTGTCTTCGGTTAAGCTGGACATCAAAACCGAGCAAAAGACGCTGTCCGCTGATGATGGCCCGTACTTGATTCTTTCTGGTGGTATCACAGAAGCAACCGAAACAATCGAAATGTACGATGTGGATTCACAGATGAAGTCTGATTTATTTGGCATTAAGGTTGTTAATGGGGTTGAAGTATATCCAAAGAACCTTAGCCCTAATTACGCCGCAACTTTGTTCCGTACGAAGCTCTCAAATGGTAAATACGTTTGGGTTGGTATGCTCAAGGGAATGTTCTCACTTCCGGGCGTTGATACCAAGACTGTTGACGGCACACCAGATCCGAGTGCTGACAGCATCGAAGGCTCATTCATTCCTCGTGGTGACCAAGACACTGGCAATGTTGTGTTGATTGGTCGTGAAGACAACGATGGATTCGATTTTGATACCTTCCACGGCTATGTATTCCCTAAGACTGCTGAAGACGCGACTATTACTCCCGCTACACCGGCTCCGTAATTCGCAGATCACACATTAGCTAGAGCCGTTTCTATCATTGTCGCCTTGTAAATGCACAATACGCGAACAGCGGGCGGCTTATACCTAAGGAGATTAAGCATGGCATATCAAATTAAACTAAATATCAAAGGCGAAACTTGCGTGTTCACACGAAATGGAGAGCCAACATTACGTGATACCACGAACGCCTTAAAAGTGCAGCAACAACAGCTGCGCATGCTAAACCGTAAAGATGGCCCTTCAAACGATGATTACGATGAGAACGAGAAAAACTTAGCCAAATTTGCGGTTGATTTCTGGAAAAACCAGTTTACTACCGATGATGTTATTGATGGCTCGTCTATTTCTTTGAAATCGCTGGATTCAATCAATGATGCCATTGGCGATTCTCTAAGCGATGGTGAAGAGGATAAGAAGGACACAGCAAAAAAATCACCGAAGCGGACGTCAAAGAAGCCATTAGCAACCTTGACGACTTCTACAAAGCAAGGCTCTCTGAAGGCTACCGATTAGCTGACGTTGATGCTATGACGCTCCGCGATATTGAAAAGCTTAACCAGATTTACGAGGAACGGGAGACCACGATCGACAAGGCCTTTCCGTTCCTTTTCTAGTTTTATGAAAGGAGGTAAAACATGCTAGGAAATCTCGGACAAATTGCGGCCACCGTAAGCTTGAACATTGATCCGTTTCAAGTAAGCCAGCGAGTTTTGAATTCTTCAATTAAAGCAACTGCCGCTGAGTTGCGGGCTCAAGATGCTGCGTTTAAGGGCTCTGAAAAGTCTATGAACAATATGCGTTCAACCTATGACACATTGAGCCGCCAATCAAAGAACTACCAAGCTCAGCTTCGAAAACAGCGAGAACAGTATGATGAAAATTCGAAAGCGGTTGAAAGACTTAATAAAAGTGAGACTGCATCGCAGGAAGAAATTAATCGTGCGACAAAACTGCAAGCTAATGCTGCATCACAGTATAATCGAACTGCTGCCGCTGCTGCTCAAAATGAAAATCGAATGGCGGCCTTACGCAAAGAGATTGCACTGCAAAGTGACGGCTGGACTAAAGTATCAAACGGCGCCTCTAAATTTGCATCTGTTACCGAAAAGACAAGCTCTAAACTAACCAGTTTCGGATCAACGATGACAAGGGCGGTAACTGCTCCAATTGCCATTGGGTTTGTGGCAGCAGCTAAATCTGCTATTGATTTCAACAGCCAAATTCAAGCAATGGGACCTTTGCTAACAAATGGGGGTGCGATTACTGCTAAGTATCGTGCGCAACTTGATCAACTAGCATCAGCATCTAAAAAGTGGTCGGTTGAATATGGCATTTCCACGGCTGCGATTAACGACGGCATGTCAGAAATGATCAAACGTGGCTATACCGCTGCGCAAACTTTAGGCGCTATGCCTGCAGTTCTCAATGCGGCAAAAGCGTCTGGCGATGACTTCAACGATGTTATGCATGTTTCTACATCCGTTTTGGAGCAATTTGGTCTAAAGACAGAATCAACAACGGGCATGCTTAAAAACACGTCTCGCGTTACAGATGCTCTTACCTATATTGCGAACGCTACTGCAGCAGGATTCCAGGATATGGGCGAGGCAATGACATATGTCGGCCCTTCTGCTCATGCTGCTGGTATTTCACTCGAAGAAACAGCGGCTGCTATTGGTATTATGAGCAACAAAGGGATTGAAGGATCAGTTGCTGGCACAGCATTACGTGGTGCTTTAACAAGACTGTTGAAGCCTTCTAAGCAAAACATTGAAGGCTTTAGTGAATTAGGCATATCTGTTGCTGATTTCAAAAAAGGAACGCTAACTCTTCCAGAGATTCTTGACAAAATCAAGAATAACACTAAGGGGTGGACGGACCAGCAACGTGCTTCTGCAGTAGCGTTGGCTTTTGGCACTGAAGCGCAAGCCGGCATGAATGCCTTGATTAGTGCAGGTGGCGGTGAGCTACGCAAATATACCAGTGAAGCTGAGCATGCTAGCGGAACAACTGCCAAAATTGCTAACCAGTTAAACAATACGGATGCCGCAAAATTGAAGAGATTTCAAGAGTCGATTCATGTTTTAGGAATTGAAGTAGGTCAAAAACTTCTACCGACGCTGACTCCTCTTATCAAAACAGCAACCGATGTTGTCAATGCCTTTTCAAAAATGGACAGCGGTACGCAACAAACCATTATAAAATTTGCAGCGTTTGCGGCAGTTGTAGGGCCAGTGAGTTCTCTTATCGGTGGAGCTCTTAAGCCGGTTGTTGCTTTGAGCAAAGGAATATCTGGAATTGCGGGAGTCATTGGGCGAGCCGCTACAGCCGCGAAGCTCGGTGGAACTGCAATGGATGTGCTCAAGTCTGGGTTTAGCAAGACAGCTTTTGAAGCACTGAAGGTTGCACCTGCAGCGGCTGCGGCAGCAGATGGTGCTTCTGGAATGGGAGCGGCAATGGGCGGAGCAGCAGCGAGCGGAACAGGTTTGCTAGCGGCATTGGGGCCAATCGTCCCAGTTGTTTTAGGTGTGACAGCAGTCGTCGGTGCCGGTGTAGCCATCTGGGAATTGTGGGGCAAAAAGGCTCTTGAGTCTGCTGACAGAACTTCCCGATGGGGTACTGATATTGGTGCCGATGCCGACCGATCTGCTTCCAAAATGAAAGATGCCTCTGGGGAAATTTCTGGTGCTTTTGATGATACAAACCACACAGTCACCCAGAATGCTAAGACGATTTCTAAAGGGTTCAATGATTTAACGAAGGCCGCAAAAGAAGCCGCTGATCAGTCTGAGACAGCAGCAAAGAAATTGGCTAAAAGCCTTGGCGGTGAAGCCGCAGACAACATTGAAAAGCAGGCCGCTAAGGAAAAAGCCGCTAACGCTAAGCGAATCAAAGAGATGGAAAGCAACAACAAAAAGGCCCAAGCCATTACTGCATCGTTTAACAAGAGCGGAGCACAGATGACGGCTGACCAGTATCAACTGTTGGATAACTACCGTCGTAAAAATGCCGCACTGGCTGTCAAGACGCTACAGATTTCTGGATCACAACAGAATAATGTGCTCAAAGCTGTCCTTGGTGAGAGAACACGAATGTCTAAGAGTGCTGCCCTAGAGCAGTATCAAGATATGTGGAACGCTGCTAACAAAGAAAACAGTGCATACAAGTCGCAACAAGCAAAAATTAATGAAGAATTCAAGAATGATGCGACCATGCGTCACGTTGCTTTAGAAGGTTTAGAACGCGATCACCAGAATAAGATGAAGAGCCTCTATGCCGGTGCTATCCAAGCCATGAAAGCACAGGGAACGTCTCGCTCCGAAATGCTAGCGGAACTGCAAACTGACTTTCATCTGACAGCATCGCAAGCAGAGTCTGCGATGAATAGTTACGAAAATGCTATGGCGAAAGGCGTCAAGAGTAATCGCGACTTTGCGGCGGCAACTGAAGGATTTGGCAAAGCTGCGCAACAGGCAGGTGACCACTGGAACAATCTTGTATTTGACACCAAAACAGGAAAAGTTAAAACAAATCTTCCTGAAGTGTTGAAAGATACGGCCAGCACTAAAAAAGGTTGGAAGCAACTTGTCTTTGACCTCAAGTACGCCAAGATTACATCAAATGCCAAGCAAATGATTGTCGAAGCGCTGGCATCATCTGAACAATGGCAGAAATTGAGCGTTCCCGAAAAGAATGCAATTATCCGTACTCAGGGACGCGAGCAACTTGCTGATATTATGGATAAGTTTGTTTCCTGGAATAGTCTGTCGCTTAAGGATCAGCAAGCAATTGTGAAGGGCGATTACACGCCTTTAGTAAATGCTTTAGTCAAGAGTGGAGACTGGAACAATCTCACCTTGAAACAGCAAGAAGCCATTGTTAAGGATAAAGCAACAGTGCCATTAGTATCTTCACTTCAGCAAACCGGCGAGTGGCAGAAGCTCGACTTAAAAGTTCAAGAAGCGATTGTCAATGCTAAAGGCAAGAAAGATCTTGAAGACATCATTTTTGACATGGGAGTTTGGAACAAGCTTCCAAATACGCAGAAATATGCAACCCTAGTTTCTTTTGGCAAGCAAGACATCGCTGATATTATTGATCAGCTAAATTTGTGGAATACACTTACACCAAAAGAAATCAAGGCTGTAGCAAAGGGCGATACCAGCTCTTTGATAGCTGCTATTGATAAAGCAAATGACTGGAATCGATTAACTCTTGGCCAGCTAGAAGCAATCGTTAAAGATAAGGCTTCTGCAGGCTTAGTCCAGGCCATGATCAAAGCCGGCGAGTGGAATGGCCTATCAATAGAAGAAAAAACTGCTATTATGCAGACCAAAGGCAAATCCGACTTAGCCGATATGGTTGTTAAATACGGTCTTTGGAACAGCCTTCCAAACTCTACCAAAAGTCTGTTGATGAACGATTCCGATGCTCGTACAAAATTGGAAAAAGCTGGAGTTGCAATTGATCAATATAATTTGTTTAAGAACCCCAACGAAAAAGGGCTAAAAGCAAATAATACTGATGTGCTTGGAAAAACAGAAGAAGCCAAAGGGAGCATTCAGAAATACAACGAAGTTCTACCGGGATTAAAACTGTTCCCTGCCGATGCAGGTAAGGTTAAACATGAATCATCTTCAGGCGGAACGAGTATTGCTAAGTATAACGAGGTATTGCCGGGATTAAAACTGTTCCCCGGCGATTCAAGCAGCGTGACAAATCATGCGGAAAAAGGAAAGGAAGAAATAGGCAGCTTCAACGCTACAAATCCTCTCATGCGTTTCTTCCAAGGAAATTCGGGAAGCGTTGATGGAGCATCTAAGTCAGGTAAAAGTAGCATAACATCGTTTAACAGCAAAGTACCGATTATGATGTTTTTCAATGGTAACGCAGATGGTGTTTCATCAGCGTCACAAATTGGTGTTAATGCGGTTGCTGCATTCGGTGGCAATGCTACCATCACAAAAACATTCAGGATTAGTGCAGATATTGATCCCGCTGTACAACGACTTTTGAACAGTGGCAAGTTTGCACGAGGCACTCAAAACTTTACCGGTGGATTAGCAACTATTAACGACGCATCTGGCACTCGTTATCAAGAGGTCGTCACACTACCAAATGGAGCAAAATTTGTGGCATATGGGCGAAATGTTACCTTACCACTTCCTCGACATACAAAAATTGAAACTGCCATGCAGTCCGCAAGAAACTACTCGATTCCACGTTTTGCTGGTGGCGCCACAGACTTCGGAGGCGCTGCTAATAGAATAAACCAATTGAATCCGCAAACGTTCGCAGCACGGACGCCAAGTACAGTGAATGTCAGCGGCATCACCAACAATATGACTTTATCCGACCAAACGATTGAACGCCTTGGCAAAGCACTGGCTTCAAACGTTAAACCAGACAATGACAGGCCGATCTACCTAATTGTTGACGGTAAGGTTCTTGGCCAAGTCGTTGGGCCAATGTTAAACAACGCAAACGGCAAGGCAATTCAATTGCAAACAAGAGGGGTGACAAGCTAATGCCTTTTCATGACTTCACGTATTTAGGAAAACGGCCGAGCGATTTCGGCGCGTACATTCATGTTGTTTCCCACGACATTGGCTTTCCTTCAAAGATTAAAACGATTGTGTCGGTGCCATTCAGTAACCAAAGCTATGACTTTTCAACAATTGGTGGGGTTCAGCCTTATAACGGACGCAAAGTGACCTATGTCATAAACGTTGTCAATAAATATGGATATGATCAAGTTTCAATGCACGAATTAAAAACGGAAATAGCCAATTGGCTGTACTCAAGTAATTCAAAAGCGGAACTTTATGACGACAAGTTGCCTGATTATCATTTTTTGGCCGAGTTGCAAGAGGCGGCAGATTTAAAAGACGATGTTCGATCAGGAGAGCTAACAGTCGTATTCACTTGCTATCCATTCATGATTGCGAACAAGTTTGAAGGCGATGACGATTGGGACACGTTTGATTTCAATAATGATGTTGCTCAGGACGTTGATTTCGAAATAAACGGCAGTCGGAGTTTTGAACTTATCAATAACAGCGTGACAATCGTGACACCGCAAATAACCACAAATGCGGCTTTGACTGTGCGCATTGGACAAATCGAGTATCAACTTCCACAAGGCACATCACAAGATATTCCCTTAGAGGTAGGAACAAACACGATTACCGTTACTGGATCGGGAAAAATCTCATTCGCATGGCACAGGGAGGTGATCTAATTTGTATCAGGTCACAATTATTAATAATGACAAGTCTATTGTTATCATGCGTCCTGGCGGCAGTAAAACAATGCTGACGTCCGCAGAAATTAAAACGGATATCAATTCAATTCCGTCATTTACGTTTAGTGTGTTGCCTAACAATCCTGGCTATAACGAGATAATGCCGATGGTCACAAGAGTGCGGGTTGTCCGAATAGATACCGGTGAGGTCCTTTTCGACGGTCGCGTTTTGGTTCCCACTAATGAAATGGCCGAAACTGGTGCTCTAGCACGTTCTTATACTTGTGAGGGTGCGCTCGCATTCTTCCACGATGTTGCACCCGGATACCAAACGTTTACCGGGACGCCTGCTACGATCATCAAGCAGCTGGTTGATATGTTCAATTCCCGAGTTGACCCATTTAAACAAATGCAGCTGGGGATTATGCCAGAATCTACACAGTCACAAACCTTAGAAACGACTCCAGAAAAAGACCTGTATGATACGCTTCATGATTTTGTAGTGACCACATTAGGATATGATATCCGCGTTCGTTCTGCTCAGAATGGACGTTTTTTAGATGTTAAGTCACAGCTTGGCGAAACTGGCAAAACAATCATTCGTCTTGGCATCAATTTGAAAGCAATGAAGGTTGAAACTGACCCTACTGGGATAATTACACGAGTTGTTCCTTTAGGAGCTGTCAAAGATAACGTGAGTTCCGAAGAGTCAGTTCAGCCTCGGGTTAATTTAACAGACGCTGGAAAATCGCTGTATGTGGATATTCCTGATTTGATAAATAAATACGGAGTCCTTGAAGGCGTACAAGTCTTTGATAATGCAAAAACACCTGAGCAACTTCAAGAAGCTGTTAATTCATGGATAAGTGGACAGCGCCCAGTTACGCGGAAGTTTTCTGTTACAGCATTAGACCTTTCCCTACTTAGGCGTGCTCCAGAAGACTTCAAAGTATACAACTTCAATCGAGTAATTAATCCGCTAACCCAAACAGACGAAACAATGCGGATCGTTGGACAAACACTTGACTTGATTCAACCTCAAAACGCTGAGCTCGTTATTGGTGATAAGTTTAAGTCTGGCGTTGATTATGCAGTCGATACTGTAGCAAAAAATCTTAATAATCAACGCTTATATGGTCAGCTCCAGAAAACAGTTCTCGGCCAATCGGCCCGTATCGAATTAGTGAACACCAATGCTCAGGATGCTTTAAAAGCAGCTCAAGAAGCACAGCAAACTGTTGACAAAATACAGACAGAGTTTAGTGATGCCGACATTAATGGCATCAAAAATTCGCTGACCGATATAAGCGATAAACTCAATTCGATTACTGAAAATATTGGTGCAATTGGTAAAGACGTTGACCAGTTAAAAAAGGCACAAACGACCTCCACTGGAGCAACTCTTGCAACCATAGAAGAACGTGTCAAGAAATTAGAAGATGCTGCCAAACCGGCAGAAGGGAGCAAATAATGGTAGACAAGCAGGAACCATATCGTGATCCAGAGCATATTCCATACGAAAATTCAATTAGGGAAGACATCAACAACGGCTTTGTCGATAATATTTCTGAGTCGTTAGCCACGTGGCTACGTAGCAAACAGTGGGGGTTAGACGTTCGCGAATCGCTTGCCCTTGCTGTTGAGTGGTTTAGCAAAATGAAAAATGAGACACCTCGAGGAACGTATCCAACCTTTGATGACCTCAAAAAGGCGTTTCCTAATGGTGATGGCGGTAAGAGTATTTATGCGGTTTTGGATTCCCAACGATGGTATTACTACAAAAACGGTGCATGGCAGGATGGCGGAGTTTACCAGATACCGGCAATCGATGCCGCTAAAATGGATCAGATTGGCCAATACCTCGACAATCTGTCCCGCAATAACCTCGTACCAAATGCTAAGTTTCAAAACGGGCTGATCAATAATGTTGTTCCTTCGGTTACGGGAGTGCAATTGTCGAAAACCAACATGGACGGCACAACGTGGGCAACAGCCAAGTCGCCTAGTGGCGAGGTTAATAACCAAGGCTTGGGTGTGATTGTTCCTCGTGTGAATACTAAGGGGCAACCTGTTATTGGCACGGGAACCTACAAAATCGGCTTTCGTCTGTTTACACCATCAGCAGAAAAACTAAAAGTAACTTTAATTCCTCGAAAAGATAACGGCGACTGGCTACCAAGTTTTGAGGTTGGCACCGTTGAGACCGAAGCACAAGATATGACACAGGTGACCAACTCGGCTCACATCGATGTCACCGGAGAGGAAAAGGATTTTCTGATTATGGTATGGAATACAGATGGAGAACCAGTAGACTTCTCAGCGACTGGTTTCAGCGCCATTAAACAAGACGTTGTTGCAGCGGGTTCTAGTTTGGAATCAGGATATGCTGGAAATATTAATTATGGCAATATTGCGAAAAACACTTTTTTCACCGACGACAAGTACCCGTGGCAATCTACCAATACTGACATCGCTTTAAAAAACGAAGTCTTAGGTTTCAAGCATTGGTTGCATGTTTCTACGGGCGGCCATCCTGATCAGAGTGTCACGTATGCGCCACCCACAAATTCAAGTCTAGTCGAGGCAGTTCTAGCGAACGACCTTTCAGGATCATTGATATTCAAGTTTACGCAAGCGGGCGTGATTGATATTCATGTGATATATTTAGATGCCAGCGGGAAAGTATTGGACGACATTATCATGAATACGGTTAAGTCACTTGATCTCAACCGTACGATCAAAACTGGGTTCACGATTCCACGAGTAAACCGTCCTGACCTGTCGCGTGTGATTTTGACGCTGAAAGATCACTATTCAGCTGCGATGGACTTCTATATTACCGAGCTGACGCTTTATCCTGCACAGTTGGAGAAGCCTGATCGTTTATCGCGCAATATTGTGCCTGATCCTGATTTGAAGACAGCGGCAGCATATTGGCAGCCCGTTGATGGCGGTGGCTACGCAATTGTTTCAAAGCTCAATCGGCGTTGGATAAAGTATGCTTGTTCTGCGGCTCAAAAGAAGCCAACATCACGTGTCGAGTATCGATACAATAACGAAGAAACCACCAACGATGATTTTAGAATATATACGCAAATGATCCGAGCTGACGTCATGGTAGAAACTTCTGGAATCTATGTTTTTAGAGGCGCCAGCTATGATCGCAACAATGTCAAAGTGCGTGATTACACCGTTCGCACATTGCCACTTAAGGCGAATACCATTAACCATATCGAAGTAAGAATGCCACGCATGCTGCCGGACGAGTTCACTTTTGGCATTGGTATTTGTTCAGATGACGCAAGCGACCTTATCTACTACATCGCCAATTTACAGGTTGAGGCTGAAATTAACGAACAGACCGTCAGTGATGCCGAAATAGAGAGCCGTTCTGGCTTACCACGCATTGACGTTACGGCCCCTAGATTGCCAAAGGACCGAGACGACAAAGTTAATGTTACTTTCTCATACAGCGGAAACGGTATTAAATCCGACAGCTATGCGGTGATGGGCATTCAAGGCGACTCATCGGCTGCTTACGATAAAAAGAACTACAAGTTCAAGCTATACGTTGATAGCGACCACACCACCAAAACGTCTATCAAACCTAAGCCAGATTGGCTCCCGATTAAAAATGTGACGCTCAAAGCAAACTGGGTTGACCAAACACATGCGCTCAATATTGTATGTGCAAAGTTGTTTGCTGACATCACTGCTACACGGAAAAACATGCCCGACGAATTATCTACCGCAGGTATGTTTGGAGAAATTCAGGGCTTTCCAGTATCTTTTTTCATCAACGGGATCTATCGTGGACTGTATACTTTCAACACTAATAAAGACGAAGACTTATTTGGTTTTGGAAATGTACCAATAAACGCCGGCGTTCTTGAAGCACAGAACGGATTCAAAGACAACGGCTTTGGCAAGCCAACAATTGTCATCACTGATGACATCAAAACTAATCCAAATGCAGATATGGAAGTTCAAGTGGGCAAGACAACCGTTGAATTTCAAGCGGCTACAAACCGCCTTGCACAGTTCGTTTCGCAGTCGGACGATGCTACGTTCCATGACAAATTCAGCCAGTATCTTGACCTTGAAGCGGTTCTTGATTTCTTGATTTTCTTCCAAGTTGCTGAGCTAAGCGATTCGTATGATAAGAATATTGAGTACACCACTTATGACGGTAATATCTGGCTACCAATTCCTTATGATCTCGACTCAACCTTTGGATTGAATTGGGACGGTAAAACTGAGTTCGATCCAGAAACGGATATGTTTGCCACGGGTTTGACAAACAAAGACTTTAATAATTTCAAAATTAACAAATTGTTGAACCGAACACTCAATGCTTTCAAGCCGGAAATCAAAGCTCGTTATCAGGAACTGCGTTCAACGGTATTAACACAGGATCGGGTCATCAATATGTTTTCCGAGTTTATGAACGAAGTTGGAGAGTTCGATTACGCGCGCGAGGCTGATCGGTGGCCTGGTATTCCTTCTAAGTTCTTCACGTTTCAGAAGGTCCGGTCAAATATCATCAAACGCTTCAAGGTATCTGACTTCATTTTCAGCAAATTTTAACTGATGGCTTTTTAGCTAGCTGCTAATTTTAGCGGCTATTTTTGTGGAAGGAAGTGAGAAAGTGACATTTTTTGGATACACGATTGGTGACTGGGCGGAGTTCATATCAATCATAGGGGCGGGTGTAAGTGCGGGCAGCTGGCTGTTCAAAAAGATTGCCTTAGATCCATTGCGTTCTGATATTCAAGTGCTTTCAGGGACAATTAATCGCCAGCTCAAGCTGCACGAACAGTCGCTGGCAGACTTGGGACAACATCTGAGGACACACGATGACGAGCTTGGCAGTCACTCGGTTAGAATCACTCGATTAGAAGACCATGTAGGCATTAAAGGAGAAGATAACCATGAAGATTAATTGGAAAGTACGATTATTGAGCGTCAAATTCTGGCTGGCCTTGGTGCCAGCTTCTTTGTTGGTGATTCAGACGGTAGCAGCCGTTTTCGGTTACAACTGGGACTTTGCCAACTTGGGTAAAGAACTCACTGCAGTGGTCAATGCCGTATTTGCACTGTTGACCATTGTCGGAGTGGCAGTCGATCCAACCACCCAAGGAGTTAGTGATAGCCAGCAAGCATTAAGCTACTCCGGCATTATTACCACTAAGGCGGCTAAGATCAAGGCTCTAGAGGATCAGATTAAGGCACTGCAAGCGGACAAAGAGGCTGATCAGGTGGCATCTTCAGCGGACCCAGTTGCTGTACCAGTATCTTCAGCGGTCCCAGAACCATCTTCTGCAGCGCCGGCTGAATCAGCACCAGAATCTGTTGCCCCAGAAGCTAGTGAGGAGGCAAAATAATGTCTTTTGATATTGATAAAACGATTGCGTTCCTAAAGAATAAAATTGGCCACGTTACCTACTCGATGTACGGGTCGCGCAATTTCAGCGATGGCACTTGTGACTGTTCAGGAGCTGTCTATACTGGGCTTGTGCAGGGTGGCTTTGCACCAATGGCATATATTCCCAGTACTGAAACCTTGCATGCGTGGCTGATTAGCAACGGTTGCCAACTGATCGCTGAAAACACTGAGTGGCAAATGCAAAAAGGTGATATCGTTATCTGGGGTCGTAAAGGTTACAGCGCTGGTGCCGGTGGCCATACTGGTATCTGTATTGATGGTCAGAACTGGCTTGAATGCACAGCATGGCGCGACCTTGGAGAAACGATTCAGAACCACGACGCCCGTTGGGCCATGAATGATCAGCCTTACTTTTATGTCTATCGTTACACGGGTGTGACAAATTCACAGCCCGTACCGGCGTCTAATGCTAGCGGTAGCGCTCCGAAGGTGAATGTTAGTTACGGCTTGCACTTACTCGGTGGCAACTGGCTTGATGAGGTCACTGATTTTGGCACTGGTGACAACGGTTTTGCCGGTATGCCTAATCATCAGCATGATCTGCTGTACATTCGAGTTGATCATGGTAGCGTTAAGTATCGTGTCCACACAGTTCAAAGTGGTTGGCTAGATTGGGTCACAAAAGGCGATCGCAACGATACGGTCAACGGCTGTGCCGGTATTGCTGGTGAAGCGATTGATGGAGTCCAGATCATCTTTCTTACTCCTGCTGGTGAGCCGTACCAGCAAGCGTATTACCGTAGTCAGACGACACAACGGGCTGGCTGGCTCGGCGTTGTGTGTGATGATGGCACGAGTTTGCCACAGTACACAGACACATACGCCGGCATGTTTGGAGAACCGCTTGATCGTTTGCAAATCGGTATTAGCTCGATCAGTCCATTTTAAGTACATTGCAAATAGGCCCTCTGCTCGCTAACGCGGGTGGAGGGCTTTTTGTATGATTTTAGAAAAGCAAACGTTTCACCGCAATGTTTAATCTTAATTATTATTTCTTCTAGGCACAAAGCTTAATTTTTCTATCGCCGATGGATTTCTTTTTTAATTAAGCTGCATGACGCTGAACAACGGAGAGAAATAACTTAGTTAATTTATTTATGACTAAAGCAGTTAAGAAGGTTGCCAGAAAAATGCTTGCTCCAAAAATAAAAGTATTGTTTATAAACAGGTATTTTCCACGAAATAGGCTAATAAATAATCCGTGATAAAGATACATCTCTAATCCAATATGCTTTGTTTTCTTCCAGAATGAGTTTTTAAAAGTAAAAGTATAACTGATCATAATAACGATGGCTGCAAATAGCAATGAACTAATTGATTCTAATCTTCTTGACAAAAACAAAAATAGAAACAACACAAGTAAAAATATAATTGTGCCTATATATAACGACTTGGAGCGCATGACTTTCCCTAGCGACGGTTCATACAATGCCCATAGAATACCAAGAGAAAAGCAAAGAACCGTGTTGTACCAATTATGCGGGTATGAATTTAAATAAAAAAGGAGAAAAACTACTATATTACCTGTAACAACGAGCAATACTGTTGACGAAATGTGAGAACGGCATATTTTACCAGAAAGATAAAATATGAAATATAAAATTAACAGGATTTCCATAAACCAACTATTAACAATAAAAGGATTGCCATTAATGAGACTTTTTAAAGCATCAGCAAGGCGAATTGACGACAGAACTTTATAATATCCATAGTAAACTAAAGCGCTGATAAAATATGACAGCATGAACGGCATAATACGATGAGGAACGAATTGAGCAATATATGCGTTCTTACGTGCTTGAAGTTGTTTAAGCAATCCGTATCCCGATATAAAAAAGAAAACCGAAACTGCCAAGCGCCCTAATGCACCAACATGTACAAGCATGGAAGATGATGACCCAATACCAAGACGATAATCACTCATAGCGATATGGCTTAGAATAACAACAAATACGAGAACGCCTTCAAGCCTTCCTGTTGTATCAACTGATAATACGCCCTCTTTGTAGTCTGAACTAAAGCGCAGACTACAAAGCAACAGGACTCCAAAAATTCCTACCAAAAAAAGCAC